GTTGCACTTGGAATATTGCCAGTTGTAAATACAATAGTTCCACCAGAAGCAGAACCTGCACCTGTAACTGTATAATGTGTAGTTAAATTTTTAACTGTCTCAGTAGCATTAGCATCTCTAATAATTACCTGTAAATCTGAGTTTGCAAATACTTTAAAAGTGTAATTGAAGGTATCTAATGTACCATTACCAGAGTAGGAATTTTTTACTGTAGTCGATGATATTGTCATATTGTTATCTCTATATTATTATTGCTTGTTATTATCAACCTTTATATTCATTATATCTAAAGATCTTTTAGCTGCTTGTATCATTATTAAAGCAAATTGATCTATTAATTCTCTCTTTTCATCTGCAGTATATTCTTTATTGTTATATATATTTCTTATCATAGCACCATATTCTTTTATTTCATCAGCAGAATAAGCTAATTGAAATTTACCTTTAGGAATGCTGTCTATAATTTTTTGTGCTTCTAATGGTTTACCTTCTTTCTCAAGAGCAGATGCCATATTTTTTTGTTTCTCAAGTTCATTATATTCTTCATAAAAAGTAGTTATCCATTGTGAATTTAAGTCTGGATTTTTAGCTAAGAAAGCTCTAAATACTGGCATTGAAGATAGTGGCTCTGTTGGTTTAATTGGATCATCAATCATTCCACTTTCGATTAATGCTTTGTCAGATGTTTGTATTAAGTATCTTCCTAAAGTACCACCCCATGCTTTCATAAAATTATCAATCATAACTGGGTTATTAAATTTAGTATCAATACCAATCATTTTATAAACGCCAGCAGCTATTAATTTTGCACTTTCAGAAGTGTAATTTGTATATTGCATTTTATTAGGTAAAGTTTTTTCAAGATAATGTGGTACTAAAGGTTGGTTTCTAAACCAGCTAGTATTAAAACCACCTTCAACGAATGGCATTAAAAATTGTGGAGTAGGAATAAATCCTTTTCCTGTTTGTACCAAATAATCTTGCCACCAACCATCTAATTGTCTTTTAGTTGTTTCATCTTTACTGTAATTATAATTTAAAAAAGATTCTACTAAAGAAGCAAAAACTACACCTACATCAAAAGGTTTTGGAATTTTATGAATTACTTTATCTTCACCTTTACCAGTTGCAAATAACCAGTAATGTCTTTTAACCCATTCTGGTTGTGCTTGAATATCTTTATCATCTTTATTTAACCACCAAAGTAACGCAGTAGGCACCATGATTCCACCACCGATTGCCATTAATGCTCTTCCTGGTCTTTCTTTAAAACCTTCATAAAGTTTTGCATAACCTTGAACTCTTGCATTATAGAAAGCAGATATTTGATTTAAAGTTTTCATTTCTGTACCCATTTTACCAAAGTCTAAAGTTATATCTCTACTTTCAAAACCAGCTCTTTCAACAGCTTGTTTATGATTTAATCCTCTTTTAATAGAAGCATTGTATGCTCTTCTATATTCAGAAATCCTTGTAGCATTCTCAAATGTTTCTGAAATCACTCTTAATATTTCTATAGGGTTAGATGCTTTATTTCTAATTGGTCCATTGTTTACAATGTCAAATGCAGCTTTATCAAAAACAGCTCTATCAAGAGACAACATTGTTGATTGCATACCACCAGACTTAACCCAATCTTCATACATTTTTTGTGATTTTTTACTTAAACCAGTTTTACCAGCAATAATATCAAACAACCCTCTAATAGAACTTACTACTGGAAAGAAACCATACTTACTATAGATAGATGCTTGAACTGTATCTCTAAGAAAGTTAGCACCAACAAAGTCTAAAGCTAAAGTAGCACCAGCTCTTAACCAGCTTGCAGGTTGTCTAGCAATACCAAACATTAAATTTCTACTTAGTCTTGGATCAAAATCTCTTAAGGCTTCTGCTAATTCTTTTCCAACTTCCCAAACTTCAAATTTACCATTACGATAAACTCCAACAGAATCACCATCAACTTTGTCAAACTCTTTTCTAAATACTTGTAAATTTTCCTTAACCTTTGTAGACATTTTAGATGTATCAATACCAAAATCTTCAAATTCTTTTAAACTTAATTTTGTAATTTTAGTTACTTGTTTTTTTTGAATGTCTAAAAATCCACCATTAATTTGAGCAGCTTCAACTGCATCTAAAAATTCATTTATAGCAGAATTACGTTCTGCTTTTTTAATAATAGCAAATGTATTTGAGTAAGTTGTTTCTATAGGATCTATTATATCTCTTTCAGATCCTTTCATTTCTTTTAAAGAAGATACACTTGTTTTCTTTTCACCTTTAACAAATTCCATTACTCTAGCAAAACCAATATAGTCTTTATTCATTTCAACCATAGCATCAAATGCTTCTTTGGTGATTAAACCTTTATCTCTTGCGTACTCTAATAATTTCTTATTGTATTCAATTAATTCTAATCTTGTTTTTTCAAATTTTTTAATTAATTTTGGATTGTTAGCTACTTCTTTTGATACTTCAAAAGGAATACCAGTTTTAATTCCTTGATCTCCTTTTTCTAAAGCTCTTTTTGCAATAGCATAATTATTAAACTCTGCATAATTTTGTTTATTTTTTAAATCTCTTGCTGCTAAACTAAATGGAACTTTCTCTGGTAGTCCAGGTATTGCAAAATCTTTTTCAAATATAGGCTCTATAATTTGTTTAAAAGATTTACCATTAGTTTTTAAATTAATATCAAATGTACCTATTTCAATAGCAGCTCCTGCTCTATTTTCCATTCCAAGTAAAGATCTAAATCTTTCATAAACATTTAAAGCATCTTTCATATTTTTTGTATTTTGAATTTCTCTTATGACCATTTTAATAGGATGAAGTCTGTCAACAAGTTTTGTAACAGCAGAATCTTTTGTTTGTTTTACTGCGTTAAGTTTTTCTGGTATAGTTGTTATAGGTTCTCTTTCGGAGTATTTTGTTTTATTAAAAATAGCTTCTTCTGCTTTAGTTTCAAATTTAATACCTTCTTTAAATTTTTCTGGTTTATATGTTACAGTTGTTTCCTCACCATAATGTCTTGGTCTTTCATTTGTTTTACTTGCAGTATCTTCTAAAACTGTTTTGTGAACAACCATATCTTCTGCTAGCTCTGGAAGAGTTCTATCGTTCTTTGTTATAATTCTTTTAGACTTTGCTACTGAAGCACTACCTAAATTAAATAAACTAAATAAAAATAAACTGTCTGCCATTTGTTCTTTACCTGGCATTTGTCCATGAATAATTGCACCAGTTGCTTCAAACCCTACAGTTTGTGCTACAGTTTTTGCTAGTACACCTTTATATAATCCACCTATTTTACTTGCTGCATAAATTTGAGCTGCTTCTGTTGCTCCAGCTTTCCAACCTTCTTGTGTCCAGATTTTAAAAAACTCATTAAAACCATTTACTTCTTCATTTTGTAATGCTTGTAAATATGTTTCTCTCATAGATCCAACTACAAAAGCACCAGCAGCTAAACTAGCATCTGTTTTTCTAGTAGCTAATGCTACAGGAATAGTAGCAGCAGCATAAGGAATAATATCTTTAGATAATCTTGCTATGTTCATTATGTTTCTTTCTAAAAAACCTGTATCGTTTGGCATATTAGTAGTGTACATTGCTGGAATTTCTTCTCCATTAACATAACTTTGATGAAGATCCCAAACACCAGCATCCCAACCTCTCTTCCAGTATTGAGCTGGTTCAAATATTTGACCAACTAAATTTTCTTTTTGTTTTTGAATAAAAGGTGTGTCATCGTTTTGTGCGTTTAACGCTTCTAATTCTGAATAAACTTTTTCATGTTCTTTTCTACCAAGATTAATAATAGTTTCCCAAGCTGCTCTAATAGGTTTTAAATTTACTTCTTTATATCCTAAATCTTTTGCAATCTCTTGAGTAGAAAATCCTGCTTCACTTAATTCTTTAGCTTTATTTTTTGTCCACGCAGATATTTCTTCTGTGCTGAAACCTGCCTTTTCATAGGATTTTACTTGATCTGCTAATGTAGGCATTAGTTTCCTTTTGTTAGTTCTTCGTATTCTGAAATAGTAATAGTTCTTCCAAGTTTATCTTCTAATTCTTTTTTTGTTGGTTTTTTATTTTCATTTGGAATATCTGGTAAATCTTCACTACCTTTTTTTATACTTGTACTAATATCTTTAAATACATCATTCATGTTTGGAATATATGTATGAAAATCATAACCAATAAATTTTTTATTTCCTTTAGTTGGTTTTAACAATTCGTCTGCAGTATGACCATTTTGTAATCCTACAATATATCTATTATACATTGCGTATTTAAAATTGTTTAATCTTGAATCTCTTTTAGTGTCTAGGTTTTTTAATGCAGCACTTCCTGCAACCTCTAATGAAAACATATCTATAAATTTAAAAAACTTTGTATGGTTTTCTTTAAAACCTTCTTCATTAGAAATTTCAAAAAGAGTATTCAAATATTTAACATCAGCAACATTAACCTGTTTTCCAGCTCTTTCTATTACAGATAAAGATTCAGTTTCTCCAGGTAATGTAAATTTATCATATACACTATTTATTTTATCGTTAACAATTAATTTAATTATGTCATCATTTTTATCAAAATTAGAAACATTATTAGCACTACCTTCTGAAACTTTTAAACTAAATTCAGTTAATTGTTCAACTGCTATTAAATTGTCTGGAAATAATTTTTTTAATTTTTCATTATATATTCCTTTATCTTTATAAAGATCTTCAAATATTTGATTGGTATTTTGTGCAGCTTTTACTTTACCCACTTGTGTAGAAGTTAAAATATTCATATTTCTATCTGCTCTTATTGCAGATGTTTTGTATGCCTCTTTAAATTCAACAACTTCTTGAGGAGTAAGACTAGCGTATATAGCTTGCAACTGTTCATTATTACCAAAATTTTTATTTTGAATTTCTTCATTAGCAATAACAAAATCTCTTGGATCTGCATCAAAAGGTACATCTAATCCAGCTAATAATGTTTCAAATTTTTGTTTTTTAATATTTTCATTTGCTATACCATCATACTCTAATAATTTAACAGCAGAAACATCTGTAAATTTATTTTGCTTCATCGCTTCTTTAAATTGTAAAGGTTTTGATGAAGCCATACTTTTAGCTAAAAACTCAACACCTTTAGCGTGATATTCTTTAATTAATATTTTTTTAGTTCCATCATCATATTCTGGATTAGATTCAATTCTTGAAGTCATAACATTTTTAAATTGATCAATATAAATTGTACCCATTTGTGAAAGTAGCTGTGCTTCTTTAACAAAAGTATCATCATCAATATCCTTGTTTTCTTGAATCATGTTTAATCTAGCTTCTTGAATAGCTGTAGTTTTAAGCATTCCAGTAGTTGCGTAAAATTTTGCATCAATAGCTTTCTTTTCAAAGTTATTTAATTTTTTATAATTTTTTGTTTTGTTATAATTGTAAAGTTTTTGTATCTCGCTATCAAAATAGTTAGATGCTTCTGTTGGGTTTTCTTTTTGTTTAGCTTCACTTGAAATTGTTAGCCAACCTTTTTGAATTACATTACCTGTTTCATCTAATTGATCTTCATAAAATTCATTAATAGCTTTGTAAGATTTATTATTTGCTTCAGTTTGTTTTTCTTTAATGTAACTTTTTTGAATAAAATCACTAACTGGTTCTAATGCACTTGCTGGTGTGTTGTTAACGTTAAGTTGAATATTACTTCCAAC